TGCTCGGTTACGCTTGCGGTATAATCGGGCAGGGTACTCTGGTCGGGTTATACCCAACTAGATGGGGTTAAGGTTAGCTATATACATAAGGGGATCATCAGTCAAATTTCAGATTTTCATAATCTGGATTCTCACGCAAATACGACCTCCACCAGCTTCGGCATACTTTCTCAAAATCTTCTTCTGAGTAGGCCGAAATCGTTGAACCTAGAAGTCCACCACCGTGGCAGATTTGCCGCCCCAAGGTTCCGGGATTCTTGCTCTTACCGCTTAAATCAATATAAACATACCCTCCTCTAGTCCCAGACCAGAAAAAATCTATGTTTTTCTTAAACCTTTTACTTTTTATTGTTAAATACATAAATCATTCTCCATGAATTTAAGTTGCTTGATCTTTGCACTCAACTGTTTGCGTAGACGGTTGGCGTAGCTTTCCATCGTCCGTAGCTCAGACTTGAGCCTTGCGTTCTGCTTTTCTAGGTCGATTCGGGTCGCCTTGCTTTTGATGGGTTTTTTGAAATCTACTACCATTTTGCCCCCGGACAAAAAATTGTTGGAGACAAGGAATCTTGCATGGTGTGAAACACCCAAACCATGCCACCTTTTGCATCGTCTGAACCTCCAACCATCATTCCCTTCCAATCTAATTTTTTCATCAATTCAAGGGCGATTATTTTGTGCATTTCTACATCATAACTCATCCGATTTCCCCCATGACAATCTGAAACTATGTTGAATTTCGGATTATGAACCGAAAGAGTGATTGAATGACCTCCACCGCTATTCTGGGCCTTTATCCTCTGGGGCTTGGTGTTTGTTGCGGATAGATATTTTGTTTTGATTGTTTGCATAATTAAACCTTTCAACTAGGATTAGAAAAACCAGAATCTTGCGGATTCCGGGGTGATGCGAAGGGCATTACCGGGTCATTTCCGGGGCTTTCCGGGTCTCCAGAAACAACGCGTTAAAACCTCCAAAAAACTTAAAAAAAAGAAGAAAAACCTTTGCACACAACTGGCTGAGAGCAATAAAAAGGATGCCTGAAATGATTGATCCAGAAAATGAAACTGCAAAAACCAGAATTAAATCTTCCATGATTTCCTTGCTCCCAATTGGTTGTATGTAAGTAAAATGCATAAAAAAATAGGGGCGTATTTCAGCCCCTTGATTGATTATTTAATATGATCTTTTAAAGAATGATCTTTGTAACATTTAGGATCTCCGTTTGTACCGCAATCAGGGCAAGCAGGACAAATACAATCAAAAGGATCTTTTTTGCAAATCTCGCAAGGCGGATCATCTAACATCCAATTAGGCGGATCATCATTTCTATACATTATTTTTTCCTTTTCTTAATTGATTAATCGTTTAAAGGATTATTAGGATTATGCGGAGAGTATTTGAAAACACCAGTGAACCATTTATCGGCTTCTATTTTCTCGTATAGCCATAATTGGTAATGTATTTCAAAAATTGAATCTTCAAACTCTTCGCAAAGGTTTCGCATTTTTTTAGATCGATCTTGTATGGTTTTTAAATTATTCCTGTATATTGCCTGCTGTAAGTGATGAATAGTGTTTTTATATCGCATTTAGTTCCTTTCTTTTGATTGATTAATTAATGTAAATGAAATAAGGAATTAGGACTGATATCTTATAAGCCACGAAACATGTCCAGAGTTTGATTTGAAAAGTCATATGTTCCTTTCTTTAAAAATTCAGTGAGTCTTGTTTTAGTTCAATTTCAAAACCTAAGTTCCGCTTGATTTGCTTGAGCTTATGATCCGGCAAAGTCTTGCTTTCAAACAATTGACAGAAAGCTTGAGCTTTTTCACAAACTGGATAAAAAAGTTCGTTCCCGTATACTTGCTTTTTTTCAATGATTATTTTATTCATACTTCCTTTCTATTTCCTTTCTATTTCCTGGATTCTAAAATATCTAAAACTGGGTTCCTTATTTCATCCCATAACAAATCATAGTTATTATCTGAATTATCAATATTGAATAAGGCTTTATTTTCTTTCATGAAAATATCAAAAATCTTTATCAGGTTGTCGTATGCTTCAATTTCTAAAGCTTCCTCTTCTGCTCTATAATCATTCATAATAATTTCCTTTCTTTAAAGTTAAAGGCTCCTGAATTGGAGCCTTGTTTGATAGCCTCAATCGGTTTCAACTAAAACCACTAGATCATCCCTACAGTCACGGTATTTTTGCCATACTTCATTTTCAGGCATTTGCTCCCAACCTTCAGGCAAACCAGTCCTAGTCCTGAAATTTTGAGTGCTTGCCCAAACAACCGGATAGTCAATAAAATTATCAGTTAATGGCGGAGTGCATTCCATGTCTGTTAGATAAATCATGCATGATGGTTCAAATTCTGTTCTTTCTGCCCATTTGAAGCAGGGATCAAAATTAGTCCCGCCCCTGCCTTTTACTGTTCTTTCTACGGTTTCGCCTGCTTGATATTTTTGAATGCTTCTAATTTTAGTGTCACAAACTAAAACTGTCACTTCTGCTGAAAATGTTTCTAAAATATAATCCAACTCCGCAAAGAAAGATTTAATCTCATTCATCGAAACCGATGCGCTTGAATCAATACCAATTAAAACTTTTTTCAAATCGCCTTCACTTTCCATGCTTGGAAGGATCAAAGGGAAATGCCTTTTATTGGGTTTTCTCCATGTGAAATCTTCTTTTGTCAATGAATCAAAAAAGGCTTCAAGCTCATCCTTCCAATCAACTTTTGGTTGAAACAATTCTTTGATTATTTCTTCCGCAATTGGTGAGCCTTTGCCCATTGCTTTTGATTGGTTGTTTGCCTGCTGAACAGCAATTGCCCATTCATCCTGCTCCTTCTGCCATTCAGCTTGACTTCCTCCTTTTCCTTGCTTGCCTTCAATGTCTTTATTTTCTTCTGTTCCTTTAGAATCTTCTTTTTTAGGGTCTTCAAACTTGCCTGTTGAGCCTTCGCCTTTTCCTGGTTCTTCAGAGTCTTTTTTGGTAGGAATTCGGTTGTATATATCTTCTGCATTCATGTTTTTAAATTGTGGATCTAATAAGGCTCCTTCAGGCAAGGTGAAACCTTCATCTATTAACAACCAATTAATGGCATTGTCTGTTGCTTCATTCCATGTCCCATTATGCCTGTTGCCCCTTCTATACATATGTTGCAAAGCGCAATGTAAAACCTCATGAGCAATTAAACCTGTAGTTTCAGGAATATTCAGAGTTTCAATATATTTAGGATTGATACGCATTTCTTTGCCATTTACGCAGGCTGTAGGGATTGTATCATCTTCTAAAATCTCAAGTTTTTTGAGAAGTAAAGATCCATAAAATGGATGATCTATAACAAGATTATTTATTGCTTTTTGTGTTTGTGGATTCATTTCATCTTCCTTTCAATTGGTTGTGAGCAAGGAATTTTCCTTGCTCTGAATTGGTTGTGATTAAGCAAGTATTGCCTCGGCCTTTGCCATTGCCTTTGACAAGTCACGAGACTTTTTTTCTTTCTTTTTCTTATCCATTGAAACAATCTTTTCTTTTGTAAGACTTCCAAAGTCTTTTTTAACTTCCTGAGCTAAATCATTTAATTCTTTTGAATTAGTTAGATTTATAGAAGGTATCACTTCAACCATCCTTTCAATGTTTTGAATCAAAGAAGGATGAAACCTTGCTTTATCATTTCCTGAATTCAATTTATCAAAATATTCTTTGACAGGTTTCAACTCTTTTGTGATCCTTTGAAATGCTTCCTTCATTGCATCTTGAGTTAAAACTTTATTCCTTGAATCAAGAGCCTTCCTCATTTCTTCAACTTCCTCCTCCATCAAGTCAACTCTAAAGTCTTTGCCTGTAGGAATAGGAATTCGGTTGACTGCAAAGGAATATTTAGAAGCAATATCTTTAGGAAAGTCATCTTCTGAAAAGTCTTTATTAAGATGATTTTTTGCTTCTGCCTTTGCTTGAGGAAATACTTTGCAAAATTCTTTCACTGCATTCAAAAAATCACCTTCCAAACTTCTCATTTTAGAATCAAATGTTGCTTTGTTTCGTTTAAGCAGAATTCTTTCGCCTGCATTAGCCCATGGCAAAGTCTGTTCAATGAAATAATCACGGCACTCTTGAGCCTTGATCCGTACGTTTTCTGCCTTATCCATAAAGGAATTATTATCCTTTCCTCCTAAAAGGTGTTTTGTGCCTGAATGCGCCCCATTTTTTGCGCCGTAATGCGTGGCCAGAATTGCGCCGGCCTCCTTGCTCTTTTTTGTCAATGTCCATTTCTTGATATTCAATGAAACTAGAATTGCTTTGTTTTCAATTTCAATATTTGTCATATATACCTTAATTATTAAGAGTTAATGATTGATTTTATAATTCGTTATTACATGCCCATTTCGTAAATAAGGCATTATCAGTGAAGTTTTTATTGTGTTGCTTCACGCAGTCTGAAATTAAAAGCATTTCAAACTCTTTTGGGAGCCTTTGAGCGTACATGATCACCTTTTCAGCGTTAGCACTTTCAACCCTTCTAGCTAATGCACCACATAGCGCATACAAGACATTTGTCTTTTCTGGCACTTCTGCATTCATTGGATTAAGCAAGACTTCCGCAGGGTCAGGCATTTCCCTGTATGTACGCAAAAAGCCTGTATATTCGGAAGCAATTGCCTTCCCTATCAATCCAGAATAAATAGGAAATTCTATTTCTGAAGGAATGCCAACTCTCCGAACATTGGAAAGCTTCTCAAGACTTCTAGGTGAGGAAAAAGCTAATTCTTTACTTCTAGGGTCAAAGTCATATAAAGCTTCGGGTCGAAACCTTATAAAGGAAATAATAGTCTCATCAATATCATTATTCCATGCCCATTCAATCCAATCATCATTATCTAATTCATAATCAATAGGAAGGAATCTTGAAGCAAGGGAAGTGATTAATTTATTAGAACCTGCCTTATCTTCTACTCTGTTCCCTGCCCCAATAATTACGCAATTCTCAGGCAAGTTATAATTTCCTATCCTTCTATCCAATGTTAACTCAAGCAATGAAACTTGAGTTGAATTCGGACAATTGGTTATCTCATCAAGGAAAAGGATGGAAGGCTCTTGCTCACCTTCCAAGGGCCAGAATTCAGGCGTTAACCAATTCACTCTCTTTTCTGCTACATTCGGAACAGGCAAGCCCCTTGTATCAACTGCATCTAAATAACTGCATCTAACATCATAAAGTTTTCTGCCAGTGTCTTTTGCTACAGTCTGAACAGTTTGGCTCTTGCCGATAGCAGGAGGCCCCAATAATAGGACAGGTTGTTTTGCTTCACTTGTTACTTTTAGGATCTTTTCTATCTCACTTCGTTTTGCCATGACTTTGTGCCTTTCTTTATAGGAATAGATTTAAAGGCTCCTTGCGGAGCCTGTTCCTTGCTTCATTGCAAGGATAAAATATACTGTATAAAGGAATAGCACGCCTTTAAAAATAGTGTCAACCCTTTTTTTGCAATATTTATTAAATAATATTTATGAACAGAAGAAAAGAGTATGCAACATATTGATATGATTGGAGAAACTTAGATGCAATCGGATGAGAGCAAAGAAAAAAAAGTGAATGTGAAAGGAGAAAGATAAGGATCAAAGGAATATTCAAAAGAAAATCTGAAATTTGAAGGAAGGAAGGATGAAAGAATTTTGGAAGGATGAAATGAAAGGAGTTTAGTTGTATAGTTTTGGTGCCTTGTTTTGGTGTTAACTAAATGAATTAAAAGATTAAGTGAGTGCTTTCAACTAATTACAGACAAACACCAACTGATAAGGGATTAGTTTGCCGAGTTAGCAGGCACTAAAAAATTGATTAGTCAGCTTCTAAGATCAACCCCCAAGGGGGGTCTTTTGCCGGGGTCACGTTAATATACCCCCTCACATTTTTTGTTCAACCTACGACCAAGTGAGGTGTCTGCGTTTCTGTGGGGTGTTACGATTGATGGACATACCACGAACAAAGCGATCAAGGTCTTCTTTCAGAAGCTTCTCACTTCTTCGCTCTATGGCCTGTTCTGCGGTCAATGCAAGGTGTTCAGACCAGTATGCAGTAGCAATGGCAAGAGCATCAACCCGGTCATCATGGGGAATAGCCCCCTTTTGGTTGGTGAGCCGGGTTAGCTGATAGGCGAGTTGGTAATGGAGGGCAGTTTCAGGAGGGAGGTTTTGGGAGGATTGGAAGTCTTTATGCAGGGCTTTCTTGTTCACAACCAGCTTATGCTGGTTTAATACAGGTTCTAGGGTATCTATGATACGTTTCTCTTTGTTTGTGTAGTGTTTAACTTCTTCAATGGTAATGGGGTGGACTGCATTGAGGTAGGGTTTGAATAGTTCATTGAACATCCCATCACCCCAGTTAGCTTCGACAAGGCAGTAGTTGCATGAGTAGTTATGAGCAACATCTGCAAGGGTTTTAAGAGTCTTCTCTGAGTACCCCGATTCTATGAAACCTCCGAAGTCCAGGAGGAAGATATATCCGTTGAGGAACTTAGTGACATTGTATGCAGTTTCGTCTTTCCCTCTGCCTGCGGGGTCTATTGTGAGCAATGCCCCGTTATACTCAGTCCATTCTGTGGATACTTCAAAGGGTTCATAATAGAAATCCCCTCTGAGGCCCACACAGGGAAGGTCTGAGATGATATTAGACGGAGTAGGCGACCATACGAGTTTGGAGGGGCCTGTTTCAGCATTCAGGTTCATGACAATAAGATCCTGAAGTTTAAGAGGAAAGCGATCTGCATCAGAGAGTGAGGTATCCAGCATGAACTGGAGGGAGTACCCTGCTCTACCGTAGGAAAGCTTTCTTTCTGCTAGGTCTTCTGCATCAAATCTTTTGGGATCAGTAGGTTCCCCGGCTGTTACCTTCTTATTGGTAAGTCTTTTAGTAAATAAGGGAGTAAGCCGGTTTCCGTATTTGCTTAATGCACTTTCTTCAGGATATTGAGCAGGCCAGATGCGTGTTTCATAACCTCTTTCTGGTAGGATTTCATAGAGGGATTGTTCTGTTTGAGGAGTACCTAAGAAGACCACTCTCCCATCTGGTTTGAGTATAGCATCGAATTCCTTGATGGATTCGGATAGCTTATCCCGCATAACCTGAGTTGCCGAATTGTTAGGAACCTCCACATCGTCTGCAACAATGAGATCGGCACGAGAACCAGCAAGCTGGCCTGTGATTCCAACAGATTTGACACTGGGAGAGTGTGAAGCAGTCGCAGGCCCTACATCAAAGGATATTTTGGAGTTTCTTTGGTCAGTCGAGGGTGCAAGGTGTCTGAGAACACGCATTTCCAAGATCAGTCTTTGAACAAATGTACTGAAGTCGTCTGAGCGTATCTTGGATGCAGAAACTACAAGGATTTTAAGGTTTGGATCAAGAAGCAGTTGATGTGCAACAAATCCTGAAGTGATATAGGATTTTCCAACCCCTCTGAATGCTTCAATGACAAGTCTTCTCGGCCCATTCTGGAGATAGTGTGCAATGTCGTATTGAACAGGTGTGGGATTAGGTAGTCCAAGATGAGACCATACAAGTTGAAGAAAGACCCTGAAATCGGTGAGATTGGAATTCAAGAGAAGCTTTGAGCCGGTGGGGTCTGAGGATCATCGTAATAATCAGTAAAATCAGTGCTGACTTTGCGTTTTTGGACTTCTTCTGCAAGGAGTTCCAGAGGTTCATGATCTGGAGTAGCCTGAATGCGGCAGTCTTTAAGAAGTTGCCGTGCCACATTGAGATCCTGTGAGGATGCTTCTCCTGACTTAATCCTTGCTACCAACTCGTTGGATAGAAGGTCAAATAAGTGGTGTATGGATTGGGTCATGGTTTTAACGGATATAAGTTTTTATAGAACCACTGGACAGGTTCACCAAGTTTTTGGAACCCGAATTTCTCCATCATGCGGAAATATGGGGATTCTTCAGTGCAAGGCATGACAAATGCAGGATTTCCCCGATCTGAGTGCAATGTTTCCAGTGAATTGAGCATCAGCATCGTTTTTTTCGCATTTCCTTTGGTTTTATGCATCCACCATGTCGAAATTGGGGTTTCAAGCGAAAAAGCTCCAATAATCTGCCCGTCTTCTAAAGCATAGTGCGTTGGATAGAGAACATCATCGCCATCTTCTTGTGCCGCTTCTATAACTTTTTTGGCAAGCTCTGGATCGTGGTTTATTGGTAGGATTATCATCTGTGTCCTTATGGTGATTTGGCCCACTCTCCTGTCACCGGGCAAGATTCAAAGCTACTGAAGGACTTCAAAGCCTTTAAGTGGGCTTCTGGGAAAAGGGGCCAAGGTTTCCCGACCTTTCCAGAGTTGTTGGTTCTCAGCCGGTGGGGTTTTAACCCCAACTCTGAAATATACCGGCCCCTTTATCGTTTAGACTCAGGATCGTCATACCGAAGTACAGGCCAATTGCTGTACTCAGGTGCATCTTCCAAGTCTGTATAATCGAATCTATCGTAGAGGAGACCCCTACCCTTTTGCGTTGTATGACCAGATCCAAGGTCTTGGGTGGTCTCCATTGGGGAGGTTATCGAGGTGTATGAATCTTTGTTTGTGCGGCCCTTTTTGTTTGACTCCAATGCCGGTCATCCCCATTTCAAGTGCAAGTTTTATAATTGAGTTGGCATCTGCACCAATCACATGAATATCAACTGCTTTTCCATAGGTGTGCGGTCCCGTTGAACCAGATTTTGCGATCTTGGCATTATATTCAGGCGCACGGAATCCACTGGTGACAATCATCGGTTTCCCATACTCACAACGGATTGTCTCTAAGAGTTCCATAAAAATATCATCCATTGTGCAAATTCCTGTTCCCTTGCATCTCATCTCATCAGCAGTGAAATGAGGGGTTAGGTATTTCCCCATAAAAAATCCGTAAAGCACTGGTTGTGTAATGAATTCCCGGCGAGTGAATAAAAGCTTACTGTTCTTCTTGTTGCAAACGCTTCCTAACCATTGCCACCAACGTATTATCAAGTTTGTTAGAGGACTGATCAGCAAGGTATTGAAGAACGTCAAGAGCAAGCCCTATCAGAAATTTTTCGTTACCGAATATAGTGATGATTCGGTAGATCATCCTTTTAGAAAGCTCTTTAGATCGTTGAAGGCATGGGTGGCATCATCATTAACGGCTTTGTCTATTTCTGCCTTGGCCTGTTCACCTAAGTCTTCAACGGCTTTCTCGACATGACCGGCAATCATGTTGGTCGTTTTATCGATCACAAGAGTTTTAAGGAGTCCTAATAGGATGTTCATTGTGTTTCCTTGGGTTGGGGGGTTATCATCATCCTTTACGAAAAAGTCATAAAGCCAACTAAAGTGGTTCACTCAGCTTCCTTCTCAGGATGGGGTGGAATGGGATTCTTTTCTGCTTCTTGATGGAGATCACCACCAGATTCAAAGTAAAATTTGGCAATTCCTGCAAGAATCGGTATGAATGCGCCAATTAAGATATTTAAGAGGTCTTTTGAGGATGTAGGCAATTCTTCATTGGAACCAAGCATTATATGGACAATATACAGAAACGTGGATAGTGCAAATAGACCAATGACAAACCGTGCAACAAATCGGAATACTTGGATTCGCTCATTAACCGACATTTTAGGAACTATCGGTTTTGGAGCATCTGGTTTAGTAACCGTAGTCGTAGTGATTTCTTTAGCCATGCTATCTTCTACTTGGTTTCATTCCTCTGATTTCACCGCACAATTCCTTGATTGCCATTGTTTGCTCATTTAATGCCGACTGAAAATTCTCATTTCTCGTATTACTTAAGTTAATCACATCAATGAGCCTTGAATCTGCAACAGTATCTTTCTCTTGCCATGACTTAACTTCGTCACGATGACTTTGTGCAGTTTTATAAATATAAAAGAATGTGGCTCCAATAATAACTGCTGGCAGTCCTATTCTTTCTATTAATTGTAATAAACTATCTACTTCCATGAGATCAGGGTGTATCTTTCCAGTTGCATATGCATAATCGGCTGGATTCATTTGACACTATCCCTCCTAAAAATAATCTCATCATAGTTATTCATAAAGTACCAAACCACATAGACTCCAGATAAAATCAGAGTGATATAAATCAGAAAGAATATGAAAAGGCCTGTCATGGTTTAGCTATTAAATTCATCCCAAGAAGTTGTGTCTTCGTTCCAGTAATATTCTCCGTCATCTGGATAGGGTACTGGAGATTCCCAATCACAACTGGATTCATTTAGTGTCCAGCTAGGGAAGGGTTGTGGTGGAATGAATGCGTCCCTTGTTTCATCATATTTGTAACCAATCCCTGCATGGTTCTTTCTTTTTCGTCCAGCATCATCATTAATTACCGATTGGTCCGTCGCTATTATATTAGTGCCACCTTCGTAATAAACGCCACCCCTTATATTATAGGAGGTTTTTTTCCATTTAGCAGGATCACCCAGCTTTCCTGTGGAAATAAAATCTTGTTCGACACTAAGAACTCTTAAGACGATATTGTTATCATCTAATTCTGCAAAACTGGTCATAATTTTTCTTTATTGAAATTTCCACCGCACGATTACAACGCCTTTTCCTCCTGGGCCTCCTGTACGAGGACCACCTGTTGAACCGCCTCCACCACCACTTCCAGTGTTTACTGCTCCAGTTCCACCAGAATCACTGGTTTGACCACTGCCACCACCACCAGAACCACCACTTCCGTTTCCACCTCCTGACCAGCCAGAACCACCACCCCCACCAGCTCTTGTTACTGGACTACCTGTTATTGACGATGAATGACCATCACCTCCATTACCACCCGTAGAGCTACTCGCCGCCGCCCCCGCTGTTTCTGCACCACCACCTCCGCCTCCTGCTGGTGTACTAGCATCTGAATGACCATCACCTCCATTATTTCCCTGAACAACAGGACTAGTAGTTCTAGCACCTGCGGATGCCGTACCTGAAGATCCACCACCACCTCCACCTGAAGATCCACCATCATCTCCATCTTCACCCCCTGCGGAATAGGCATAACCTCCAGTACCTCCAGCACCTCCACCTGTCGAAATTATGTCTGCTGTCGCAGAGGTAACGCCAATGCTACTAGGACTCCCTGATGCGTTTTGACTAGCACCATCTCCAACTGTTACTGTGTACTCACTTTCAGTTAAAGTAAGATCAGCTTCAGTAGTACCACCACCTCCTGTATCTTCGGAAGCATAGCTATTCCGATAGCCTCCAGCTCCACCACCACCAGCGGATGAAGTGCTTGCAGTTGTACCAGAACCTCCTCCTCCACCACCAGCTATACACAAAAACTCTAATTCATCATTTTCGCCTAATTCTGTCACTGTGAACGTATCAGTGGCATTGAAAATAATGTACTTATAATCATCATCAGTATTTATGGTTGTTCCTGATGTAATAGTCGAATAAACTGGACCGCCACCACCACCACCAATCAATGCACGTAAACTAGAAAATGCCATCAAATATCCATGTCCAAACCTGCTGTAAAACCGAACCATGTGGTCCCAGCATCAACCGTGATAAACGTAAAAATATCTACATCACTACCCCCAGTTGATAAAGTAGGAGCAGTTGAACTGGCCCACTGCACTGATACAGGCCATGTAACTGTTCTTGAACCAGTTCCATCTTGAGTAAGAATCAGGGTGAAACTACATGCTTTCCCTGATGCAGAAGGATTTGAAAAAGTGAAAGTACAATTATCATCAAGTGTTGCAGTGACCACATTGCCTGATGTAATATCAATAGTTTCTGCTGAACCAGTAACACCAATGGCATTGACTGATTCCGCATAATCCTTGACTACTGGTCTTTGCAAAATCTTGTCTGACATGTTCGTATTCCCAGAACCGTCAAAAGTAAGTGCAACTACCCCACCAGAATCT